TTCAGGTTCAGCTGCTGTCCATCTATCAGGTGCATCAGATTGACCCATAGTTTGTATTTCTTTCATTGTCTTTTTATTAGCTAATATCTTAGCAGCTTCTTCAGGGTGATTTACAGCTAAATCTGCTAGAGCTTTATGATTAAACACTTTCATTTCAGGTACATCAACAGTGTTTGAATCTAAACCAAAACTTGGAGCGATAGCTTTTTGTCCATCAGGTCCTATTTTATTTATACTAGCTTGTGGTTTGTTTGTAGTATGGCTATAACCAGGTAAAGTAACATATAGATTATCCTTAGCTTTTTGTACTGCAGTTTCAGTTTCTTTAGCTTTTATTAAATCATTCAATGTTTTATTCTGATTTGCAGTTTTAGCTAAGTTATCAAAAGGTTTTTGAGCTGCTTCCATACCAGCACCTAAAGCTTTACCAATATATGGTGTAATGCTACCATAGTTTTGATTTTGAGGTTGAGATAGGTAACTTACTCCTGCTCCTAATAGACCTCTCATTAATGATTGAGATTGTGCTTTTTCTTTAGCATCTGGTGCTAGTAAGCCAGCATCTATCATCTTCTGAGTATTACCATTTCCTCCAGCACCCCATATATTAGTACCTGTGCCAAATAAGTTATTATACCATTCATCTGCCATTATAATAGTCCTTGTCTTTTTCTTAGTTCTTCTTGTAAAAGAGGATTAGATGTCAATAAACTTCCTGCAGATTTAGTTAAATCTACATTAGGTCTTGATATACCTTGTCCCATTGGTGCTGCTTGTATTGGTTGTTGTGGGTCACGTTGCATAAGTTGAGCTCCTTGACTTAAACCCATTTGAGTCCAATCTTTATTTTCCATACCAGTTTTGTCATTCATCCAATCAAAACCTTGTCCTATTGTATCACCTACATTACTAAATGCATCACTAGCATCTCTACCAAATTGTGTAAATGGATTAGATGATTTACCCATTCCGTTTGTTAGAGCAGGGTTCGTAGTCGCTCCTGTAGCTACTGTAGAAGCAGGCGCTGTTGAACCAGCTGAAACCAAAGCAGGGTTAGTTGTGGATACTGCACTGTCTACACCAGCTCCTCCAAATCCAGCAGTTGCTCCACCAGCTGCTCCACCAACTGCCATTCCAGTTAACATGTCGTTACCACTTAAAGCTGCAGTTCCACCACCTAAAGCAGCTCCTATTAAGACTGATTCAGCCATTATTTACCTCCTCCAGATTGAGATGTTGTACTTCTACTTCCACCTGGGGCTCCCCATACGGCTTGTGTATAATTACTTAAGTGTTGTTGTTGAGCATTTTGACCATAGTCATGTCGAGCGATGTCAGCGTTTAGAGCGGCTTGGTCGAAACCAGCTTGTTGATTACCTGCGTTCATCAGTTGATTAGAATCATAATAATTATTAGCAGCAAAGTTTTGTGCATTATTCATAACTGCATTTTGGTTTTGTCTCTCATTAGCATAGTTCTGATACGAATACTGTCCAGCAGTATCAGCCAATGATTGTGCTAGTTTACCAGCATTACCAGCTTGTAAATTTGCATGAGCATTACTTCCATATCTACCAGCCATACTAGCATCTGAGAATGTTTTGTTAGTAGCGCCATTATATAAATCTGTTGCTTTTCTACCAGCTGTATTCATCACTGCATCAAAGTTAGGATTATTCTGTAAGAAATCACCATTCATTGTTTGTTGAGCTAATTGATTAGCTTGTCTTAGCTCAGGACTACCAGCTCTAGCTTGTGCTTGCGTTTGAGCCATTGCTCCTTGTTGTGCTGAGTTAGGGTCTAAGTAAGTCTGACCTCCATAATAGCTTGGAGCACCTTCTCTGTATAGCTTTTGTTGTTCTGATAAAGCATCTCTCACGTAAGGAACTACATTAGGGTCTAGTTCGTTAGATGTTTGTGAGCTACCTCCACCTCCACCTTTATATTGAACTAATCCAGTTTTAGGATTAATACTTCCTTCGCCGCCTACAGCTTTAAGTAATTTATCTTCAAACTTATTGATGTGTGCTAATTTGGTATCACCTTCAATACCATGCTCAGATACATCTTTAAGCAGTTTTTTAAGTAACCACACTTTCAATTGTAATATCATTCTTGTTCCTTGTTAAGTTTAAATTCTACTGTAATGTATTTCTTTTCAAAACCATACAGCTTAGACCATAGTTTTGCTACTGACTCAGTGACCGCGCTACCTGTTACTCTATCACATCCTTGTGCTTGTGTCCACTGTAAAAATTGTTGCCAACCTTCTTTTGTATTTCTACCACCAATATAAGATATGTACATTGACCTATACTTAGGAAAATTGTACTGCAAAGTTGTAAAAGCACAATGACATTTGTCATCTTTCATCACTAATAGTAATTGTTGTTCACCTTTGCTACACGCGTATCTTAAGTCGTTGAGCTCAAACTCTCCGTTACCTTTCTCTATTGCTAACTTTAAATGTGGCTCTGCAAGATGCCAGTATTTATGTGCTAATTGTGGTGGAACTATAAATAACTCTGATTTCATCCTTACTCCTATATAATTTTTATCCAAGTACAACATAATCAAAAGTAATTGGAGTTGTACCTTCGTAACCAATCACTGCACTACCTTTAGTCTTGCTCTTTACAAACGGTAATCCAAAAGTTGACACAGATCTTGCTGTAAACAATATAACTGATGTAGGTGCTATTCTTTCATCAAGTAAAGTTTGAGATGCTGATAGCATTTCTATTTCACCTGTAGCATTAATTTTACCATTCATAATACCATTAACTACTTCAGATACATTCCTGTTATTCCATATACCATTAAATGGAAGTATGCGATACATGATACCTTTTTTACTAGCCATTATCTACTTCCTTGAGGTGTTACAGCTAAATCAAATCCTACAGCATTTGTCCATTTTACTCCTGTAGGGTGTATTCTTACTCTATGGTATTTACCACCACTTCGTAAGTCAGCTCTGTTTTCAGCAGATGTAACTGAATTGTTACTGAACAATATGTTTTCATTTAATGAGTTTCTTGATGCTATTTGAAATTCAGCACTACCATTTTCAATTATAGGCATAGCCACAGTTGCTACACTAAATCCATCAAACTCCATATCATTAGTAGTCATGTAACAAGTTTCAGGTAGTAAGCTAAATGCAACAACATGTTTATCTTCAGCTCCACAGAATGAGAATTGACCACCAATTAGTAAGCCAGAATCTAAAGATATAGGCATATCATCTAATATAGGATATTCAGCATCAAGTGAATCTAATGAAGCACTTTGTGTCATTAAACCAGCTACAACTTGAGCTAATGATTTACCTGTTGAAAATCTACCAGTTTCATAGTTATATTTTAATAGCACTCTGTCTTCTGATGATGTAGGGAAGTTCCATACAATTAAGTTCTTTAATGGGTCAATAGCTACTGATACGTCTTCAATCTGTGTTTTATCTATTTCTTTAAATAGCCAATCATTAATCTTACCTTCACCAATGTTACTTACTTTTGTACCATCGCAAGCTACCATACCTGATTCAGACAACCAGTAACTGATGCCGTTGTATTGTATAGCTGAAGCTCCTGATATACAACCAGTATTATCAGATATTAGGTCAAATTGAAACACAAATGGTGTACCAATATAACTCGCTCTTTGTACTGCTTTTTCTTGAATAACTAAACCAAATTCACCACCAGTTACAGCTTTAACAGCTCCTCCGCTTGGGAGTATCTGAAAGTCAGCTTGGTTTGTATCGTCACTATCCCATACGTTTTCATTATTTAAATCAGACCATTGAACCTTATTTGATGTTGCATCACAGTAACCTGCAAAGACAAAATCTCGTACAATAGCCATTGTTCTACACACTGGAGCTTGTTCTATATCAGTAAATGTAGCGTCTCCAGCCATGTCATATTTTTGTATTTTAGCTGTGCCATTTGTACCTAACACAATAGAACCAAATTGTTCAAAATGCCAGTTTCTTCTATTTGAAGCGTAGCCTTCAGGCCTTGATATGTCATTAATAGTACCTGCAACAGCTTTTACAATGTTATTACCTCTATATATATTAGAATTAGTTCCTACAATAGCTGTAATTTGCTCATTTTGTCTAGCTGAATATAAACCATTAATACGCTCATTATTAGGCATATCAATAGTTATTCTTGTTGCTCTTGGAAATGGAGCATAACCTGTGGAACTAGGATAAACATTAAAAGCCATCTCTAAATTTGGTGCAGGACTTCCAGTGCTATCTGGCTGGTCTGGTAACCATTCACCTAATAAAATTCTATTTGTTGTCATGTATTATTTTCTCATAATGTAAGCTAAAGCATAGTAAGGAGGTAAGTTTCTATTTGTTGCTGAAGAACCTTTTGATGAAACACTAACAGAGTGAGTGTGGTTGCTTACAGAACTTGTGTTTGTAGTTTCTTTTGAAGTTAAAGCATTGGCGTTATAACCCCCACCTTGAAAATTACCTTTACCACTTGCTGTTGAAACAGAGTGACTATGACCACCAGCAGCTCCTACTGAAGCTGTGTGATTGTGAGAAACTAATACTGCATCTTTATAACCACCTGTTTGGTTAACACCATAAGTACTACCAGCACCAATAACAAATCTATCCGTTAAATTAGGAGTGCCATCAGTTCCATTACATAATGCCCAACCTGTAGGTATTGTAGATGTTAAGCCAGACCATAATATAATCATACCAGGACTAAAAGCATCAGGTATCTCAGCACTTCCCCATTGTGGTGTTTCACCAGGTCCAGCACTCATTAAGAATTGACCAGGTGTTCCAGCTGCGCTATCAAGAGTCATTCCACCTTGTATATCTAAATCACCTTTAATGGTTAACGGTTCTTCATACAAACCTGATTGCCATTGTTTAATTTGTGCCATCATCTCACGCATAGCGTCATTTACGAATGAAGGTGGCATATTATCAGAAATATTAATTCCTTTAATATCTAGGTTGTTATCACTAACAACATCCCATTCACTGACTTTGTTCTTTGCCATTGTTTTACCCTATTTTAATTAATCTTGTTCCATTTAGAACTTTGTAAATATTTCCATTCAGGAGTATTAGGAGCAACCCTTACCCAACCTGAACCATTTATTCCACCTTCTGTTATTAAATAAGCATTGCCTTCAATATCTATTACACCATATCTTATAGCTCCACCTTTAGCTTCAAACGTTGCTTCACCTTCTATAAAGGCATATGAGCCTCTTAATCTTTGACCATTTACTTCTAGTTCGCCAGTAGATAATATATTAGCATCACCAGTTTTTAATTTACCAGCTAAAAACTTTAAGTAAGCATCAGCGTTAAATATAGCTATGCCGTCAATTTGGTTTCCATCTTGTTTTGCTAATGATGATATCGCAGCTTCTGATAGGGATTGAAACCCTAACATTAGCTAATTCTCATAATGTAGTTAACAGCTCTGTATGGAGGTAAGTTTTTACCAGTTCCACTAGCGCCACCAGAATTAACTGTCACAGTGTGAGTATGGTTACCAGCGCTTGCGGCCGAACCTGATAAAGAGTGAGAGTGATTACCTGTTGTGTTTGTGTTTGAAGATGTTGACGAACTGTAAGCATTGGCATTATAACCTCCACCTTGAAATTGACCTTTACCACTTGCTGTTGAAATAGAGTGAGCATGGTTACCTGTTGTGTTAGTGGAACCAGAAAGTGAATGTGTATGAGCACCTGTATTATTTGTAGAGGCTGTATGGCTGTGGGTTACTGCTATTGCATCAGCGCTACCACCAGTAGAATTCAATCCATAAGAACCACTAACACCAATTGGTAACAAACCTCTCATGTCTGGTGTGCCGTTAGTTCCATCACATATTGCCCAATTTGTTGGAGCCGCTGCTCCCATCCAAAGAGTTATTGCGCCAATAGGCACGTTACCTACGGCTGTTCCTACTTCTACATTATTTACATATAAAGACGTTCTAACATCTACTCGACCATCATTAACAGTTAAATCAGGTAAGCTACCATCTTTAGTATTAACTTCTAATTGTAATGGTGTTGTAATTCTTGACTTTACACCTAGCTCAGCAACATTTGCGTCAATCTCTAATGTTTTATTATCTTTACTGATCGTAACATCACCAACGTAGTTTGTAGTTCCAACTGTTGGTTCTGTCCATATTTCCGCTGCGGCAGGGAATGCCTGAATTGCTATCTTTTCACCATCAATAACAGTTCCTTGTGATGCTAAATGTTCTACTATAACTTGAACATAATCTCCAACATCTTGAACATCATTAACTAAATATCTACCAAAGTTTGCACTTTCTACTTGATTTAATACAATAACATCGTCTACTTGAACAGCTGTAAATTGTCTAACATTACCTTGCTCGTCTGTTTTAGATATAAATACATTATTTGTGTCAGCGTAATTATAAGTAAACTCACTTAAGTTTTGCAGATACATATTTCCAGCTTCTGGATCTCTGTTTGGATTAGCTGGATATGTGCAAGTGTATGATGAACTAAAGAATACTCCCTCTTTTAGTCTTTCAATGTCATTTGTGTTTGTTGTAACTTTTGTTGATAATGTGCCAATGTTAGCTGTGTTATTATTAATAACTCCGTCTTGCGCTTCTTGAGAAGCTTCAACTGCATCATCTTGAGCTTGTTGCTGTGTGTCTATTTCAGTCTTTGTATAAATATTAGCAGCAAATAAATCACCATCAATTTCAACGTTACCATCTTGGTCTTTTACAACAGCATAATCACCAGGATAAGTTAGAAATACATCACCAGCTCCTGCAAGGTCTAGTAAGCTACCTGTTGAAGATGCTATAACATTTCTAGCTAAGTTTGTTGCTGATTTTAAACCATAACCAACTTCCCATTTATCTGTTGTTGTAATACAGTAATATGTTACCTTACCATTCTCAACAGCGTCCCAACTTTGAAAATTATCTCGTGTTGCTCCAAAGACAATATCACCAGTTCCTACTGTGGAAAAGCCTGTTTTTACTCTATCTTTTAATTGTATTGCCATTATGCTTTACCTTATGATAATGTTAATGTTAGATTGTCTACTACTATTTGAAATTGGTCACCTACTTGAATATCTTTTGCTTCTTCAAGGTTTGTAAAGTATAACAAATTGCCGTCAACTTCTGCGTCTCTAATACCTACATGTGAGATAACTCCCCATGGCGTAGTTGCTGTTGACCATTTCATTTCGTTGGCGTTTGTTGATACTCCATCGACTGGTTCAGTGATTGTAACCTCAAGTCTATTATATGACGCTTGGTCTACTTCCGTTCCTACGTCTTCTTTTGTTGGGTCTGTTGTGTAAAGGGCTACCCAAACCTTTGCTGGTGTTGAGTAATCTATAGCTCTTGTAGTCGCGTTTATTAACGAGTCAGCAAGAAAGTTTGAAAAGTCCATGATTAAGTTCCTATGTTAAGTTGTAATTTGTACTGCTAGTGGTTGAGCTGGGAATTCTGATTGCTCGTCTGATTTAGTTATGCTTGTTAAGCCTCTTGTGTATAATTGTTCCCATGTTACTAATCTTGCATCATCCATCAAGAACGGAGCTGATTCTACCAGTGCTGCATATAGTATTAAATCAGGACATACTTCTAAATACTCATTAGAAGGATTAGTATCTGATAGTGGTCTAGGTATTTTGTAATATGTCATATTGACAGTAGAACTACCTGTAGGTCTTGGTGCTAACACAAAGTTATCACTTACCAATGTGTAGTTTATAGGTTGACCACTTCCACTTGAGTTTTCTAACCTATAAAATTGTGATACAGTCTTGAAGTTAAGATTGATAATAGGGTTACCATCTAAGTGTATATCTTTCATTTCAAGAAAGTCTGAAGGTGTAGGGACATTAAACCCACTGTCCATAGAGTAAGTCGATTGCTGGAGCGTCTGTCTAAGTCGCAGATCTCTCTGTAGTCGTTTCTCTGCTAAAGAAATAAACATAGGTATCTTTTCTGTCAAGTCTGACCTAGCTAGATAATCTGCTATGTTTGTTTTCAAGTTATCATATGAAGTAAATGCTGGCATTTATAGTTGTCCCGGTTTTGTCCTAAAATATAAGTTTTCTGGATCGTTAAGAAAGGCAAAGAATCTTTTCTGATCTAACACAGTAAATCCTTTCATTATTCCCTGTTTATTTAATTTGTCTATAGCAGCAAATGGAATCGAAGCTACTTTATTTCCAAAAAGCTGATTACTCCACTTTGTCTCAGCATTGTTGTATTCTTTTTTATTCTGTTCTATTAAAGCAGAGACATCTTGCTCTTGTTTAATAGTTATCTCATCTTTGTCGTTTAGTCCTACTGACGTTTTCTTATTATTATGATCTGTAAATGATTTCATGTTCTTCCTTAAAGGTAATGCCCCCGAAGGGGCATATATCCTATTATACTAAGTTATTTACCATTGCGTGAGCAGCTTCGTTTTTAACAACGAGTGTGTA